ATCTTTTCTCGGCGTCCCTTGGCTTCCCAATTTGCCATGAATGGGTAGTCCCCGAACAACTGCCTGTAGTTTACATTCTGGAGTTTTCCAGAATCTAAGGTTACAAGGTAGTTCGGTTCGTAGTCGCTCATGATCCTGACGGCTGCTTCCGAGGCAATGTATCTTTCACGATCGAGAAACTTTATGAGTTTCTCAGTGGCCTGATCGCTTAAGTAACGTTGCTTGTTCTTTGTGAAGATGAAGAAATTGTAAATGATTTGCTTTCTCTTTTCTTTAAACTCTTTAAAGAGTCTATTGCCCTTAGTTCCGATCTTGGAAATTTTGGGGTCAAGTGATCCTTGACTTGTTATCGCTGCTATGGCGAAATCTTTGACAGTAGACTCTTTAATGAGATGAGCATGATTGTTCAGGTTTGGCTCGATTCGTCGAGACATCATGGCAATCTTGCTCGTAATAGGACTAGAGAAGGAGATGGTCTTCCAAAGCATTTTCATCTGCATTAGGAAAGGTGCACGATCTTCGGGCTTGCAATATTTTATTGCGGCTGCCAATCGTCTAGTCTCGTGATTATAAGACTTTACAAGTGGTAGTAGCCCTGCACCCCCTAATGAGTGTGGTTCATGCAATGGTACGTTGGCTTTCTTCAACATCTTATATGCTTTCAAGCTCTTTAGGTAACTAAAGAGGAGCTTTTGTTGTCTTGAATTGCTGAGAGAATATATTAGATTATAGGTCGGAGTGATCCTTAGGACTTCCGGCACGAAATTGACGTCGTCAATCCTTTCACTGGTAATTTTTATCAGCGAAGAAATTCGTGGTCTTGGTAACCATCGGACATTCTCCTTTGATCTAGTGAAGAATTCCCCGATGAATCTAGTATATTTCTGAGTGGTAGCTGTTTTTGATACGTTGACTTTAAAACCGAGTGATTCTAGGTTTTTGCAATAGATAGCGTAATCGTTATCTGTCCAATTTGCTACAAAGTCATCGCCAAAAATAGAGTATTTTCTATTCGATAGTCTAGAAGTACCCCATTCACAACAAAAGTAGTGTGCTAAACACAAAACTTGAAAGCTTAGAGGTAACCCCATTTGCGTTCCTCTCTTCGTAGACAGATTTCGTTTGTTTAGCAAACGTAATTCGCCTACGGATATAAGTGCCAACTCCTGCAAATCATTGCTCCAATTTAAAAGTTTTGCTAATACATGGATAATTCGGGTGGCAACGGATCGGTAAATATAATTCGTTGCGCTGGATAGATCACTCTCGAAGAATCTTCGGAAACTTCCTGAGAGACGTTCAGCAACACCCTCGTAGTTATTGTCGAAACCGTCTTTGAGACAAGGTATAGATCTAACAAGTCTATTAACTTGGTCTCCTGCAGATTTTAAATTTGCGGAGAGAGCAGCATGTGATATGCCTACTGCTCTAGACTTGTAACCTTTTTGAGGGACAGTTTTGATAAGGATCTCATTAATAGTTTGTGTTCTCATTCTATTTTTTAGATCATCATGTATTACATTATGCCAAGTTTCCTCCTTTGACTCGACCACCGGATAGACTATATTTTCTAGTGGTAGACTCCAATCGAAAGGATCTTCTCCGATCCATACACCTGGTGTGTATAGTTCAGAGGTTTCTAATTGATAGTCCAGAGCCACGCGTCTGTCGAGTACTTTTGATCTATAGTACTCATATGTACCACCCTTGCTAAGAGGGTTTTCCAAACAGGCGCTTGGGTTGA